GCTCTTTTTCCAATATTATATTTAGCCACAAGTTCCCAACCTGCTTTGTCTTTATGTGCTAAAACTTTGATTTGACTTAAAGAAGCTTTGGATGAAATTTGGGCAAGATCTTTAATTTTTAATAATCCCCAATCAGCCAATAATACAGCTATTGTATTTCTTCTTTCAATATCGTTTGTAGTAATATTAGATTCTTTTCCATCTAAAGAGAATAATTCTTTAAAATGAACGATAAAATATCTTCCTTGTTTATGTAATATATGACAAGATTGATATAGTTTTTTATCAGTACGACTTGCGATACCGATACGTGTTAATGTTTCTCTAATTTTTAAAAAGTTATCTGGTTCGATCAGAAAAACTTCTAACATTTTGTCTGGACTCCATGCATATGGAACAGACTTATTTGAATCTTCTTTTACAGTCTCTAATGATTCTTGTTTATTTTCAACTTCACTCATTGTATGCCACCTTTATAAAATTTTGATTTAATAATTTCAATCTGCTCTGGTTTTAAAAGGGATAATATCTCTTTTGCTTTTTGAGCAGAAACGTTATAATATTCCATAATAAAAGGTTCATTAGAATCTTTAGATTTTTTTGCCCACTTTTTATTCGAATATCTTTTCTTCTTAGCGACTATATTTAGGTAAAACAGAAATTGCCACTTCTTTGGAACATAGTGCAAAATGTTGATTTCATTAGCTATTTGGACTGTATCTGGAAACATAGAGAGAGATCTATTAATAATATAAGGCAAATAATCTTCTTCGAAAGTCTCTGTTTCGTGTAGGTTTTCTTTACTGTAATTGATAGCTGTGACGAACTTAAATGGGTTTGTTTTATACTTTTTTACTTCCACTGACATTTTTTCATTATCTCTGTCATTGCAGCAATCTTATTGATATTCGCATCTGCTACGAAAGCTGACTTATATTGATAATCTGCTAGTATTAAAACCAACTCTGGTATTGAATTCTTTTCAATTGATGGATGGCATTTTTCAAATATCTCTGAGAATAAATTTGTAGTATCAATGTCTGAATTAAGATCAATCCACTCACGCATTTTATCCCACTCTTTATTCTTTAAATATTTAAATAAGTTTGTATAAGACTCATCTGATACCCCCACAAGAACTCCTGTGTCGATAGTACCACCTACCGAATATCTTTGTAGTTCGTTTAATGTTTTTCTAAAGTCAGGAAAGAACTTTTGTATAAGAGTAGCAACTACTTTCTTATCGTATTTTATATTTTCTTTTTCCAGGATCTCAACAACTCTATTGAAAAAATCAGTAGCAATAACTGCTCTCTCATCATTTGGTATTTTAAAGTCAACTACAGAACATCTTGATTTAATCGGATCAATAATTTTATTCTTAAAATTACAAGTAAGTATAAATCTACAATTAGAAGAAAACTCTTCTATAAATGCTCTTAAAGCTGGTTGCATTATATTCGGAGTCATATAGTCAGCTTCATCTAGAATAATTACTTTTTTTGCTGCAGTCAAAGATACAGTTGAAGCAAATCCTTTAATCTTTACTCTTAGAGTGTCAATCATACGACCCTCTTCAGAACCATTTATGATTATATACTCAGCACCAATTTCATCACATAGTGCACGAGCGACAGTAGTTTTACCAACACCTGCTGTACCATAAAATAGAAAATGTGGTATCTGTCCTCCTTTAATGAAAGACTTTAATGTAAGTTTAAAATTTTTAGGTAAGATACATTCGTTGATTGTACGAGGACGATACTTTTCAACCCAAACAAATTGATTTTCAGATGTGTTTATCATAATATAATATAGATGTATAATGGGAGTATTCCTCCCATTAGATTATTTGCCGATTACAGAATCAGATTCGATTGCGATGTAATATACTAGCGAACCTTTAGTCGCTGAAAATTTAGATAGTTTTTTGCTATCAACTGTCACTACATAATCTGTAAGTACAATTTTTTGTAAATTATCAACTTTCATATTCACTTTAAACTCTTTATCTGATGTACCAATATCTAGATTAAAAGTATTAGCTGTTGATTGTCCTGATTTTGCAGCTTGTTGTGCTTTTTTATCAGCAACTTCAACACTTACTTTACCATCTTTTGATACGATTGATATATCACTTACTTTTAAAACTGCTGCTGACTTTGAAATAATATCTAAATCTGCTGCTCTTAAATTAAAAGATACATCATCAGAAACAGGCAAACTTTCTTTTGATGGAACAAGTAGCATTTCACTTGCTGCCGAATAGAATTTAATTTTTTGATGACCTTTAGAAATCATGCAGAAATTATCAGCAAATGTTAAATCTGGATCTTCCATTAATGTGTAAGCTGATAGAAAATCGTTTAATTCATATATACCAAAATTTCCAGAACCATTAATTGGCAAGTTCTCTGAAATTTGTGCTACAGCCATTACACTTTTTGCTGGTGATATTGTTGATATTTTATTACCATTCTTTAGCATTAGATTGGCATTAATACCTGCGAAGTTTTTCATAATCGCAAGTGTTTCTTTACTTAGTTTCATTCTCACTCCTTTTCATTATTAAGTTTTTCTCCTTGATCGTGTATATGTAAAGCAAGAAGAGCATAGTGTAAAATCTTTAAAAGATCTTTACGATTTTGTCCATCTTTATGCCCATACCTTTGAGCATATTTTAAAACATTGCCTAGTGTAAATCCCAGACCATGACCACAATCAACGATGAACTCTGTTGACTGAAATTTCTTTTTAGAATAATGACCTTTATATGTTTGGTCAATATATTCTTTTAATTCTTTTATTAGTTTATCTTCGTTAAATTTATACATTTGTTAATACATCTTTAAAAAATTGTTTATCTTCTTCTGTCTTTGATACTTCTGCTCTTACAGAAGAATCTCCCACTGGAGTCGTTTTAACTATACTCTCAGGGTTTAATCCTTTCGCAGGAAAAAAATAAACTCCTGGACTTATTTTATTGGTTTTAAATAGCCAATTAGGATATCCTATTTTATCTGAATCTGCTTTACGATTTTTTAATAAATTCATATGAGCAGAATAACATTCTGCTGCTGAAATTACTCCAGTTTTCTCAATATTTGGAAAAATAGTAATTACTGCATCAATCCATTTTCTTTGGGCTTTAGAAGCATTATCGTATGTTATCATATCACTATTATATTATATTTTTTATTGTAAGTAAAGTGGGAGAAAAAATGAAATTTTCTTATATGGGACTCCCACTTCACAATAAACTAACAAACTCCCATTAAGAAACTTTTATATCAATACCAAAAGCTTTTAAATCATTCAAAAACGATTTATCTTCTTCTGATACTCTGTTGGTAATAGCAATAGGTTCAGCTTTCCCACTTAAAGATTGAGATGCTTTTTGTACTGTCACTCCCTCTGCTGGAAACAAATAGATTCCTCTTTTAATTTTATTAAGTTTAAACAACCAATTTGGATATCCAATTTTTGGACTACCTGAAACTCTTTGTTTTTCTAATAGTTTAAAAGAGTCATAACATTGTGTTGCTGTAATATGCCCATTGGTCACACAATCGGGTAGAATTTTCGCAACGTTTTCTACCCAACGTTTTTGTGATTTAGTAAGTGAATTCCAAGTTAGCATTAAGCACTCACTGTTTGTTGTTGATTAACTACAGCACTCGCAACTTCAGACTCTGATGGTTTCGGAGCCGAAGTTTCTTTGTTATTTGATACTTTGTCAAATAAATCAATAAAAGCAAGTCTTGTTGCTTCATCGAATCTATTCGTACATAACTGTATAGATTTATCAATATCTTTAAATACTGAGTATGCTCTTACAATATGAACCAATCTTCTTGTAGTAATTGTTTCATCAACACCACCAGATTCATTTGTTTTTCTAATCACATCAGCCCACTTAACTAAAGTCTGAGCAAATTTGTCATTCTTACACTTATAAGAGTCCATCAGATTTTTAACGATCTTTAATTCAATCGATGGTGTTGGATATTCTTGTTGGAATGTCACAGCAAATCTTTCAAGAAATGCTTCATTTAAAACATTCGTACCAATATATCTTCCATCTTCTGATCCCTTACCCTTAGTGTTCGCTGTCGCGAATATATTAAAGCCAAATTTAGGAACGATAATCTCATTCTTTAATTTAAAATAGAATGGCTTTCCTTCAAGGATAGGTTGCAAGCATAATAGAGTATTAGCACCACCAGCATCGATTTCATCAAGCAATAGTGGGATTCCTAATCTCATTGCTATAACAACTGGTCCCTCTACGATTTGTATATTACCATCGATAAGTGTTTTAGTACCAATTAATTGATCTTCATCTGTTAAGCTGTTTAAATTAACTCTAATTAAAGAAATTTTGTGTTTTGCACAAATTTGTTCAATTGAAGTAGATTTACCATTACCAGTCGGTCCAGTCACAAATGTTGGATAAAATTGTTTAGATGATATAATAGTTTCTAAATCTTTGTAATTTCCGAATGGAACATAATTACTATCTCTAATTGGAACTAAAGACTTAACATCTAAATTAGAAGATTCAGATTTTACAGTATCAATTTTGACAACATTATTTGTCACTGAAGAAGAAACACTTGAAAGAGGAATAATATAAGCACCTCTTCCAGCTTTTTGTGCTCTCACCCAATTATAAACTTCTGATTTGTTATCAAATTTACTAGTTTTAAAAACCTTAACGATTTGTTTCCAATTGAATTTATTTTCATCATTGGAATAAGATTTATGTAGAGATTCTACAAACTTTTTTATATTCACATCATTCATCATATATTTGCCTTTTTTAGTTAGTTTATACATATATTATACCATAAATCGTTGAAAAAGTATATACTTCCAGAAAATAAAAAAGATATATATTTCAATAGCTTAGTCATATTATAGTTTTTTATTTTCGTAATCTTCTAGATTTTCATCGTTTTTTGGTACAATTTTAACGATTTTTGTTATTACATCCCCAGTGGTTATTTTAATTCCACCCAAAGTTAATAGTGTGGAACCAAAACAACCTGATAGAGAAAGTAATATCATAAATTTAAATATTAAAGTATGGAGTTGCATTTTTATATTTGTCCAGCATTTCAACTCTATTCGTAATCCATTCATCAAATAAAGGGAGTGCCTTTGAATTAGTTCCATCCCAATTAATAAATGCAGTTTCAAAAAATTCTATTTTTTCATTAGGAAATTTTTGTTTATGCTCAGCTTGATATTCAACTAATTGTTTTTTCCAAGCATCAAATAAAGCATCAGACACGAGAGGATTGTCTTTATACCAATACATATAAGAATGTATAAGTATTTTAGATCTCAACTCTATAATTTTATCTTTTAATGAAATTGTTTCAGCCATTATGCTACCTGTTTTGCAAAAGAAGTTAATAAGAATCTACTATTTCTATTTTGTTTTAAAAGCTTAGTAAATGATTTTGCTATTTGATTTGCTGTTTTTTCTTTTGTAGAATTCAAATCATTAGTAATATTCAAAGCTTCAGGTTTAATACTTTCTATCGGGATTAAATAATATTCATCATAAGAATTAATTTCTTTTAATGCAGAAGCACCTAATTCTTTAAAATCTTTTGCTATTTTAATTACTGAAGATTCATCAGCATTTCCAAAATGACCATTATTTGTATAACTAGTTAATTGAGATAATGTATTGCTTATGTATCTTCTATTGTTTCTTATTAAAGAAAACGCAAGACAAGTTGTATTTGGATCTTGATCTTTTATCATTTTAATTAAAGCACCAGTTTGCATATATGTTTTAAATTCATAGTCTTTATTATCTTTTCTAAGATATAAATGTTTTTTTATAGTAGATCCATAAGAACTGTAAGATTCAAAACGTCTTGGATAGATGCTATGTCCTTCGCCATCTGTTAATACTATAAAAGAAAGTTTTTGAACATTATTTAATTTTTTAAATCTTGGTAAGAAATCAATCATATAATATAAAGATTCATTTAAAGGAGTTGATGCTAATTTATAATTAGAAACATTCTTATACATTTCAGAGAATAATAAAGCACCCATTTTATTATACTCTTCTTTGCTCATTTTATTAGATAAGAGTTCAACAACTCTAAACATCTCAACATCTAATTGATTTGTAGAAATTGTCTTTTTAGCTTGATTTTCTTCAGGCGATAGTTTATTATCATAAGGTATATATCTTTCACCAAATTGTTTTGTTCTTTCAATATCACATAATGCTTTCTCAGGATTAGAGTCAGATATACCATTAGTGAAAGCAAGAACAGTAAATGGTATATTTGCTATTTTGCAAAAACTAGTCATTAAATAAACTTGTTTAATAACATCTTTTAATATACCACTCATACTACCAGACCAATCCATTAACATAACCATTCCATGATTTTTTCCCTTTGGTAATGATTGGATAGTTTTAAATATTTCTTCTTTAATTTTATAAGATGCTAATTTTCTAATATCAATTACACCAGTTTTATGTTCTTTTGTTCTATAATATTGATTTGCTGATTTTCTCATTTCAAATTCTTTAAGCAAGTAATTTACTTCTTTTTTAGTTTCTTGTAGATATGAATTGAATTCACTGCTCGCTAATCTTATTTTATCTTCAGTAGTTTCCCATCCTTCATGACCTGCTTTTTTAGCATTCAATAATTCTAAATCTTCCTTAGTTTTTCTAATTGCTAACCAAGCATCTACATCTGCCATATATTTTGTATATGGTACATAAGGATCGAATCCTACAAATTTTGGATTATAGTCAACCATAACAAATTCATTATTGCTTGTGTGTTTTGATAACATATTATCAAACTTGTCTTGAATTGTTTGTTCAGTAGTATTATCAGTTTCAGGAACAGTTATTTCAGGATTAGATTTAGAACCACCTATTTTGTTTCCATTTTCGTCCAGTTCATCCATAAGAAGATCTTTTAAAGAATCTTTAAGTTGTTCACCTTGTTCATTCTCATCACCATTTTGTAAGTACAATGCAGCAAGTTTTTCTAAAGCTTGTTTTTCTAATTCTTTTTTAGCAACAGAATAAGCAGTAAGTTTTTTTGCTAACTTCATAACATCATCAAACGTTTCACAATTATCAATTTCTTTTATATAACCATATTCTTCTGTTGTAAATTTAACACCACAGTTATAACCAGCTTTATAAAACAAATTTGCTTTATTAATAAATTGTTCTTTTACTAAATCTCTACCTTTAACACCAAAGAAATTTCTATCAACTAATTCTTTATAAGCTGAAACAAAGTCTTTTTTCAATCCTGGATATTCGTTTTGTATTTTCTTTTCAATTCTAACATCCTCAATAACATTCGCCCAAGAATGTAATAGTTTATTATTATTAAATTCTTCTGTTTCTGATTTTCTAAATGGAGTGTAAAGAGCATGCCCTACTTCATGAGCAATTAACATATTTTCGATATTTTCGGAAAGGTTCTTCCAGACAGGAAGAGTAAGAACTCTAGTTTCAACGTTAAAAGATGCAGTCGCAACAGGCTGTCTTAAAACAGTTATATTTTCAGTAGAAAGTAGTTTCGCTAATAAATCTTTTTTATTCATAATATATACATATATTCTACTATAAAACGATCTAAAAGTATATAATTAGGAGAAAATAAAAAAGATATATAAATCAATAACTTATATTGAAGTCGCCTTAATTTCGCCTTAATTACTTGCTGATTCTTCTAAAAATGACTCTAAACCATTTAAAAAATCATTAATCGATTCGATCGGTATTTTAGAAATGTCTTCTTTATCAGTGACTGTTGAAATGTAATCAGTCAAATTTTTATTTAATTCGTTATGTGATTTAAAAGAATATGACATTGAATAATAATCCAAATAAAAAACCAACACCAAATATAATACCTATGTGTTGTATTTCTTTAAGAGTTTGTCTTCTTTCTTTATCTTTCCTTAATTGATATTCGAATGCTTGTTTTTGTTTTTGAAGGGAATTGATGTGGTCAAATCTTGAGTCCATAATAAAAATACCTTTTTAATTGATTAGACATATATTATACTATAAAAAATCTTGGAAGTAAATTATTCTGCAAATAACTTAGGTCTTAGTTTCGCTTCGTATTCTAATTGCTGAGTAGTTGCAGCTTTTCTTAATTGTTTATCTAATTTTTTTAAAGCCATATCTAATTTCAATTTACCCACTCTTTGAGTAAAGTCTATTCCTAGCATATGATCGTATTCATGCTGAAATACTCTCGAATGAAAACCATCTAATTCATTAAGCACTTCTTCACCTTTAAATGTGAAATACTTAACTTTAATTTTTTTTGGTCTTGATATTTTCAACCACAGTCCAGGACGAGATAAACATCCCTCTTCCATTAATTCAGTTTCTTCTGATGATTCTAATATTACTGGATTAAAAGCAGCATATTGATAATTTTCAATTACTGTAATTGCAAATACTTTTGCGTCTATTCCTATTTGATTCGCTGAAAGACCAGCACCATTTAATTTTTGTGCTACTTTAATTAATAATAAACCTAATTGTGCTGCTTCTTCTACTGGTTTTTTAAAGTCCCATTCTTTTGGTGGTGTTTTTAAACGTGGATCGTTCCATGGAATTAAACCATCTGTTGTTCTTACTGGTGTTATAATTTCTTTACCATCTATACTACTCTTTGTTATATTAACTTCTACCTTAGTTGGTTCTGGTTTTGTAATACGTTTATCAAAAGATTCTTCTATAATAGGGATTCCTTTTGATTTCTTTTTTGCTTCTATTTCTTCAACAGTAGCTAGTCTTGGATTTATAGGATTACCATTTTCGTCCACTGAATCCCATATAACTTCTTTTATATCAGTCATTATTTACTTTCTTTTAATAATTTAGACACACGATTATATTCATGTTTCATGTTATGACGTTGCACCTCTAATTGTTTTATAGTTGGTTCTGAATCGGAAAAAAACTTACGATGTTTCTTTTCATATATCCAATTTTCAATTAGCTTTAATTTGAAGTATAAGTGATGTTGTTTATCTCTAAGAACTGTTTTAGATTCATCTCTTCTATCAACAGCACCATAAGCATCAGATGTTTGTGATGCCATTCCTTGACGGACAATTACTTCATTTGATTTTCCAGTAAATGGATTTATCGTTATTGGTTTTTTGTGTTTTCTTTTCATAGTTTATGCATTTACGATTGTAGAGAAGTCGTTTTTCTTCTCAAATTTAATTGTACTCATAAATTTTTCAATTAGAGTATCACCCTTATGGCTAATTACGAAAACATTAACTTGTGCGTCTAGTTGCGAGATTAGATTTAGAAAATAATCTACACCTGATGCATCTAAAGATGAGTCAAATATTTCATCCAGTACCAATAAAGATGTATTAATACTGTTCTTCAATTTCGCTATATGTCGCCATGTGAACAATATAGCTAAGTCGATACGCATCTTTTCACCCTCTGAAAAACTATCATAAGTGAATTCATCTCTATGTCTTGAACGTATCGTCTCAGTGAAGTTCTCATCTAATTCAAAATGAACATAAAAGTCCATCGCTTGTAAATATTTATTAATCAACTTATTCATTACAGGTAAATACTTTCGAATAATAGCAGTTTTAACACCTGAATCTTGTAAGAGTAATTTAGAAGTATTTTCTAGTTCTATTACTTGCATTAAATTATTCTTTTTGTCAACATCAACTAATGCTAGTTCAGCTAATTCTTTAATTTTATCTTTATATTTGTTGGTATCACTAGTTGTATCTGATAATGATTGTTTTTCAGCTATATTGTTTTCAATATTAGTTTCAGTAAATTTTACACTAGTATTCAAATTAGATATTTCATTATTAATTTCTATTTTCTCATTAAATAATGTTCTTATTTCTCTCGATCTAGTTTCTCCAGCAGTCAAAGCTTCTAATAGTTTAGAGAGTCTAGATTTTATATCTTCTTTTTCTTTTTCTAATTTACTTAGTGCATGTTGCTTATGCTGTATTGTTGATTCGCAAGTAGGACAATTTTCGTTCTCGTTAAAAAATATTATCTTTTCTTGTATCTCAGCAATACGACTTTCATTTATTGCGATTAGTTTTCTTGCTTTGTCTATACGATCAAATACATCTACTGAGTCAGTTGTTAAACTATCAATCTCTAAAAGTCTTTTATTTAATGTAATTATTTTGTTTTGTATTTCTTTTATATCTTCTCTGTACTTTTCTATTTTATCATCTATCTTGATTATGTTCTCTTGTTTAGATACTGATAAATTTTCAAGTATAGTTTTTTGGGCTTGTATATTTGATTTGGCTATCTCTATATCCTTATTTACATCAACTAATGCTAATTTAGTATCAACTGCTCTTATTTTAAGTATATCATTCATTTTACTGAAGATACCTATATCTAAAATATCTTCAATTACTAATCTACGTTGATTTGTAGGTAGTTGCATAAAAGGAATATAAGAAGCAGATCCTAAAATGCAAACTTGACAGAATGTTCTATAATTAATTTTAAGTATTTGTTCTTCTATTTTCTTTTGACAATCACTGATTGCTGCTGATTGATTTTGTAATACTCCATTTTCATAATATTCAAATATATTAGGTTTAATTCCTCTTTTTATTTTATAGGTATTTGTACCAGAAGAAAATTCAATTTCTACTTCAGCATTTTTGCCATTAATTGAGTTAATTAGTTGATTCTTTTTTACTTGTCTAAATGGTTCACCAAATAAAACAAAAGTAAGAGCATCAAGCATGGTAGATTTACCATCACCATTTTTTCCTACTACGATTGTACTTCGTGTTTTATTCAATTGTATTTCGCACCAAACATTACCTGTTGAGAGGAAATTACGCCATTTTAATTTATGAAATATTATCATTCTTTAATAATAGTCTCGCTCGCAATTGCTTCAGCATGCAACGAGTTTAAATATAATTTAAGTTTATTTTTTTCAATACTAGTTGTAATAGTATCAACATAACCATTTAATATGCTAGTAGTATCTTCTACGTTAATTTCATCAGATACGTTAGCAGACGAAAAATCAACAAACGTTTCCAGTATCTTTACATCATATGGATTATGATTGTGTAAATTTTTTATAAATGTATCAAACTTTAATAAATTTTTACGATTTGTTATAATTACTTTTATATATTTGTTTCTATAATCTTCAAAATTAGGTGGATTCTCAGCAAAATAAGATTCATCATATTCTACTTTTAAGAACATAGTATTTGGATTTTGTATAAACTCTAATTTACGAGTTGCTGTATCGAATATATGAAAACCTTTTTTATCATTATAATCAGACCAAGTCATTTCATATGGTGCACCCAAATAAGTAATATTATCGTGTTGTGAACGATGATGAAAATGACCTGACATAAGTAAATCAAATTTCATAAACTTATCTTTTGGTATTCCATCTTTTGATGCTGCACCAGTATGCATTTCAAATCCTTGAATATCAAAATGACCAATACAAACTTCTGCTTTTGTATTTTTAATTTCTTCCCAACATTTATCTTTATTGTCTTCGCATATCCATGGAATATTACAAAATAATGTTTCTTTTATTTGGATTGTTTGTGGTTCGTATAGGATTTTTATATTTGGATATTCAGTTAAGAGTAGAGATATGCTATTAATCTCATTTGTGTTTCGGAAGTATGTGTCGTGATTACCAATTACAACATACATAGTAATGTTTCTTTCTTTTAACTTATTGAAGAAAAATTCTTTACTCTGTTTTAATGTATAGTAATTGATATATTTACGTCTATCGAATATATCACCCAAGTGTAGTAATGTATCTATCTTTAGTTCATCTATTTTAGGAAAAAACGTTGTATCAAAAAACTTATTTTGAGACTCTAAAAAGTGGCTAATGTCATTACGCACACCAAAGTGTGTATCAGTTATAATCGCTATCTTTGTCATTATCTAAATCAATCGTTTCAATATTATTTTTCATTTTCCTAGCAACAGACTTTTTAACTAGCCATTCATCAAAGTTATTTTGGCTTTCTATTGCTTGGCTCATCTTACTAACAAATTTATCAAAGTTTCTTTCTGACTCTGATATTTCATCATCACTCATACCAAGTTCTTGAAAAAAAGTAGGTGGTAAAGAAGTAAGAATTTTAGTTTTAATATAAGCTTGTTTTCTTTCTTTCATAATACGTCTTAAGAATGCGTAATATATGATTTGAGTAAAATAAGCAAAGGGATTTTTAGATTTGGTAGGATCGAAGTTGTGAAGATATTGAATACAATTTTCAATACCATCTAATATCATATCATCACGATATGTATAATTATTAAAATTTGGACGTGTAGAAAGACGTGTTGCTATTTTTAAAATACATTCACCTATGTAATTAGGAATTCTTGGTGGATGTTCTTCTCCACTATCTTCTGCGTCAACACAATCTTTTTTCCATTGAATTAATGCTTTAAGAAATTCAGCATTATTGACGTAATGTATTTTTGGTTCTTTAGTTTTTTTATTCATAATAAAGGATTTAAATATTAAAGAGTAAATAGATCACAATTATACTCTAAAATATATTGTAAGTAAAGTGTTTTGATTTGAGTTTTTTTTCACACCTTTACTTTCAAGATTTTTCATATTATAATAACACCTGTGGATGTTTGAAATATTCTATTATAATAATTAATGGATTACTTTCTTATCTTTGCTCTTAATCTGATTATAAATTTCTGTTATATTATCCATTTCTTCAGTAGTTAATTCCTCTGTTTCTGTATCATAATTACTCGTATAATCTTCTGATTCTGTATCTGGGAATTGTTCGTCGTGTCTTAAATCAGCCATTTCTTGTTTATCCATAAATCTATTCATTAAATCGTCATAAGAACCCATTGCAACCAATCTTTCGTGTTGATTGTACAATGACATAAAGAATGGTACTGCGAAAGAATGAAGTTTCTTAACGAAAAAAACGTCTTTCTTCGGGAATGTAAAAACTCTATTTTCGGCGAAACTACAATATGGTCCTGCAGTCACTTGTTCTATAATTCCACCTTGTTTTGTAATTCTTGGATAATTTTTAAGTGCAAATGGATATTCAATAGTAATTTCTTTTTCGTCCTCTTTCAAACGAATGGCTAATATTGATTCTCCTGTTGATAATCTTACAATGACAAAATCTTCACTCGATTTTATTACTCTCGGTGTCGCTGATTTCTGATGCATTTAATTTTACCTCTACTAATGAATAGTTAAACTTTTCTTCGTCATAAGTTTGCATTCTTGACAACAAATGTCTATAAGTATGGTTTTTCCATTTCTTATAAGATAAGTCATCAGCAATATCAAACAAATTACATGTAGTTTTATTCTTATTTAATCGTAGTCCTCTTCCAATACTTTGTAAATTAAGTATCTTACTCTTAATCGGACTTGCTAATATAATATTTTCAATACTCGGTATATTCACACCTGTGCTGAAAGTGCCATAACTTGCGACTATTATACAATTGCTTGTATCTGCTGCGATATCTCTTACTTGTTCTCTATCAGAAACAATCGTATCGCCAGAGATTAAATATATTTTTTTGTTATATTTCTTCTCTAATCTATTTAGTTTCTCGTATAAAGGGATTCCGTGTTTCTTCACATATTGATAAAGTATTAAAGTATTCCCTTTGCAGTTAATAGCAAGATTTGTAATATAGTTATTTCTTTTATCACAAGAAACCAACCAATCTATTTCGTCTGAATAAACGTTATTTTTTCTTCCTTCACGTGATATATCATCATATGAAAGGAGTAAGCAAATAATTTTTAAATCTGCTAATTTTTTCTGGTCGATTAAATCAGATGTAGTTGTGACTTTTTCTACGATTCCAAAAAGTCCTTCGAGTACTAATTTATTTATTTTACTGTTATCGATTGTTCCAGTTGTACCAATACGAAATTTTATTTTATTACATTTTTCCATTATTGTAATAAGACTTCTTGCTTTAAATTTATGAACTTCATCTCCAA